CTAAGAAATACTTTAAAGAGCAAAAAGAAAAATACAAACTACCTCTTGAGTCAAGAGAAGTTGTTTCTGAAAGCAATAAAAAGGAAGTCGAAGCTTATAGAAAGTACATAGAGGAAAATGCTGTTTATGAAAAAGAAGCAGCTAAAAAGCTACAGTGGTTTAAAGAAGAAACTAATAAAGTCTTTAATAAAGATTTCAAAGGTTTTGAGTTTGTTATTAACGATAAGAAAATTTCTTATTTACCTGGATCTGTAGAGGATGTCAAATCAAGTCAGTCATCTATTGATAATTTTATTCAAAGATATGTTGACAATAGAGGATTGGTAAAGGACACCGCTCAGTATCATAGGGCTTTATCTATGGCAATGAATCCAGACAAATATGCCAAGTTCTTTTACGAGCAAGGCAAGGCGGATGCAGTAGAAAATATATCCAAAAAAACTAAAAATATAAATATGGATGTAAGGTCAACTCCACAAGTCACATCAAAATCTGGTTTCAAAGTAAGGTCTTTGAATCAAGACTCAGGTCGAGGTTTAAAGATTAGAAGTATAAAAAAAAGTAATTAATAACAATTTAAAAATTTAAAATTATGCCAGGTTCAGTTCAGGCCTCTCCTACATTTGCTTTACAGCCAAGTGCAGAAAGAGTAGCCGTTCAGTCAAACTACATAACTAACTTCAACTTCTTGAATCAGTATCTACCTGATACTTATGAAAAGGAGTTTGAAAGATACGGGAACAGAACAGTAGCGTCATTCTTAAGAATGGTAGGCGCTGAAATGCCTTCTAACTCTGACCTTATTAAATGGGCGGAGCAAGGAAGATTACACACTAAATACACTAACGTAACTTCAGGTGCGGCAGCAGCTCAAGACGTAGCTACATTAACAGTCAATGACGTACTTGTACCAGGTACAGGTGGTATTGCTATTAGAGTAGGTCAAACATTTATGTTATCTGACAGCTCTATTGGTTCTACTAACAGCAACAAAGGTATCGTTACTGCTGTAAATTATGCAGCTGGTACTATTGACGTTGCATATTACGAAGCAGGTGGTCAGACAATGGCTGCAGGTGTACAGTGTTCATTATTTATTTATGGTTCTGAATTCCAAAAAGGTTCAGTTGCTATGGCAAATTCATTAGAAGCTGACGACGTTATCTTCCAGAATAGCCCAATCATTATCAAAGATCTTTACGAAGTATCTGGTTCTGATATGGCTCAGATTGGATGGATCGAAGTTACTACTGAAAACGGAGCAACAGGATACTTATGGTATTTAAAATCAGAGCATGAAACAAGATTAAGATTCGAGGATTACCTAGAAACAGCTATGGTGGAAGCAGTTCCAGCAGAAGCAGGTTCTGGTGTGGCAGCTATCGCGGCTGGTGTAGCATCAGGTACAGGTAACAAAGGATCTGAAGGATTGTTCTATGTATTAGGTCAAAGAGGAAATGTTTGGGGCGGTGGAATTCCAGCGGCTTTAGCAGACTTTGACGCTATCATTCAGAGATTAGATAAGCAAGGTGCTATCGAGGAAAATGTATTATTCTTAAACAGAGAATTTTCTTTTGACATTGATGACATGTTAGCTGCACAAAATTCATATGGTGCAGGTGGTAGCTCTTACGGATTATTTGATAATGACGAAGAGATGGCATTAAATTTAGGATTCTCTGGATTCAGAAGAGGTTATGATTTCTACAAAACAGATTGGAAATACCTTAACGATCCTACTATGAGAGGTGATATTGTTGGAGGAAAAATCAATGGTGTACTTGTACCTGCTGGTTCTACTTCAGTATACGATCAAATCTTAGGTAAGAACGCTAAGAGACCATTCTTACACGTAAGATATAGAGCTTCTGAAACTGAAGATAGAAGATATAAAACATGGATTACTGGTTCTGCTGGTGGCGCTGCTACTTCAGGTACTGACGTAATGCAAGTTAACTTCTTATCAGAAAGAGCGCTTTGTACTTTAGGTGCAAACAACTTCTTCTTATTCCAAGATGCATAATAAGTAGTTTTATAATATCAAGGGGTGCAAGTCACCCCTTAGATATTTTTTATAAATATTAAATTAAATCAAATGAAAAAAAATAAAAAAGTATACGAGGATAAAGTATACAGACTTACCAGAGATGCAGCACCTCTTTCATATATGCTGTCATCAAAACACACAAAAAGAAAAGCCTTACTATATTTCGACGAAGACACAGGAATCAATAGAGCTTTACGTTATGCTAGAAATCAAAAATCTATATTTGAAGACGAGCAGGATGGCAATGCAATATTAGAACCTATTATATTTGAAGAAGGAATGTTAAGAGTTCCAAGACAAAATCAAATCTTACAAGAATTTTTAAAACTTCACCCAGGTAACGGCAATGTTTTTTATGAAGTAAATAATGAACAAGACGCCGCTCAAGACATGGAAGCTATGAACTTTGAATTAGAGGCACAAATAGCTGCACGCGATTTAAGCCTTTCTAAGCTCGAAAGTATTTCAAGAGTAGTATTAGGTGTTCGTGCAGATAAAATGACCACAGCAGAGCTTAAAAGAGATATTATGGTGTTTGCTAGAAGAGATCCTCAAGAGTTTTTGGATTTAATTAATGATCCTATGGTCGAATTACAGGATGAGGTGGTCAAGATGTTTAGCGCAACTTTACTGCAAATGAGAAATAAAAACAGAGATGTGTATTTTAATTTGAAGAAAAACAAAACTAAAATGCTCACAGTTCCTCATGGCGAAGAACCATCTTTTATTGTTGCTTCTTATTTTCAAACCGATGAAGGTGTAGAGTCCTACAAGCTGTTAAAGAAAATGCTAGAAAAATAAAGGGGTATATCCTCGAATAAATCGAAACGTATTTTTTTTATGTATCTTTGTATAAACACTAGATACGATGATAAACGAAGTACGAAATGCAGTAATGGCTGTAATAAATAAAAATAACTACGGGTATATTTCCCCTAGCGATTTTAATTTATTTGCAGAACAGGCGCAACTTGATATATTCGAGGATTATTTCTATTTATATAACAATCAGCTTAATGCTGAAGTAATGCGTAAATCTGGTACAGGATACGCAAACATTACTAAAGGTATTGTAGAGGTTATAGATAGTTTTTCTGTTAACACATTTCTTACACAAGTAAATGCTAATACATACAGCCTTCCTTCAGATTATTATTTAGTCGATAAAATATTTTACTATTCAAACTTATTAGATTCAGGAACAGCCACTGGCACCAGTGGTTCTTTATTAATTGAAGCAGGACAAAATTTTTTAACTACCGTAACCCCTGGAAGTTTAGTAGTCAACACCACTATTTCATTACAAGCATTTGTTGTGTCTGTAGATAGCGATACTCAATTAACTTTAAGCAGCCCTCTAATTGCAGCTGGACAAAATTATTCTATATACTCTAACACTCATATTAGAGAAGTAGAAAGAGTAACACAAAATAAAATATTTTACCTAACCAATTCTAACATTGCTGCTCCAACTACAATGTTCCCAGCATATGTATTAGATAGCGCAACTGGAACGGCATTAGGAAATACAGTTACCGTTTATCCTACGACTATCACTGGAGCAGCCGATATACACGCTCAATACGTAAGATACCCACAAACTCCAAAATGGACTTACAATACTCTCGCAGGAGGAGAGCCGGTGTTTAACGCATCTGCAGCGGACTACCAAGATTTTGAGCTACCAGAATCAGACATGAATGGTTTAGTTAATAAAATTTTACAATACGCAGGTGTGTCTGTAAGAGAAGCAGACGTTACTAAGTTTGGTCAATCGTTGGAAGCAGAAGATAGATTAACAGAAACTACACAATAAGATTATGGCATATTTAACAGGTTATCAATATTACGAAAATTCAGGCAACATTCCAGAAGATGCAAATTGGGGTAGCTATCAGTATGTTTCATTAGAAGATATAGTAAATAACTTTATGCTTATCTACAATGACAACTTACAGTTAATTAACAACGTTAATAGATACCAGGTTTTATTCTTTGCTAAAAGAGCTATACAAGAATTGAATTACGATGCATTCAAAGAAATTAAAGTTTTAGAATTAGATGTATGTGACAGATTGAGATATGTATTGCCTCCAGACTATGTAAACTATGTTAGAATTTCTATGTATAAAGACGGCATGCTATTACCACTTAGTGAAAACATACAAGTTAATTCAGCTAAAAGTTATTTACAAGCTCATGATTGCAGAATACTGTTTGATATTAATGGAAATATTTTAGAAGCAGAATATTCTGCTTTAGATAGACAAAGAATTGCAGGCACCAAAAAATCTATTTATCTTGGCGAAGGTCAATATAATGGTAGAATGGGGTATTGCGTAGATGGCTGCTGGTATTTTGATTATCAAATCGGTGCAAGGTTTGGTTTAAATACAGAAACAGCCAATATAAATCCCACATACAGAATTGATAAAAAAGCTGGTGTTATAAATTTTAGTTCAGGTATGGCAAATCAATTGTGTGTATTAGAATATGTATCAGACGGAATGGAGAATGGAAATGATGCAGCAGTAAGTGTAAATAAATTATTTGAAGATTATGTTTACTCTTACATTAAGTATGCTATTTTAAACTCAAGATTAGGTGTGCAAGAGTTTATAGTAAATAGAGCAAGGAAAGATAAATCAGCACTTTTAAGAAATGCAAAAATTCGCCTAAGCGACATACATCCAGGTAGGCTTTTAATGAATCTTAGAAGTCAAGCAAAGTGGATTAAATGACGGTAATACAAACTAATTTTATTAAGGGCCGAATGAATAAGTCGGTTGATGAAAGACTACTTCCACCAGGTGAATACGTAGACGCTTTAAACGTGAGACTTGGTTCCACTGAAGACACAGAGATAGGATCTGTAGAAAACTCTAAGGGTAATTCATTGATAGCAGAATTAACTTATGATGGTGTAGCTCTAAATCCTGCAAGCACAAAATGTATAGGTGTTTTAGAAGATGGTGCAAACAACACCATATATTGGTTTGTTCATGATTCATCTAATGGGCAGTCAGTAACAGGTAAAGTTGATATGATTGTGTCATATAATGTTATAAACAATAATTTAGTTTACCACGTCATATCGACTAAAATATTAAATTTTAATCCTACTTACTTAATTAATGGTGTAAATATAATAGATGACTTATTGTTTTTTACAGACAATATAAACCCACCTAGATGTATAAATATAACGAGAGCTTATCTTCCCCCAACAGCATTACATATTGATCAAATTACAGATGCTGAATTAAACGTAATTAAAGCACCACCTATGGCGGCGCCTACAATTAACTTGCTTCAGTCAGGTCAAGAAGAAAACTTTTTAGAAAAAAATATTGTAAGCTTTGCTTACAGATATAGATATTTAGATGATGAATATTCTGCCATATCTCAGTTTAGCGACATTGCCTTTGTACCTAGTTTTTTTAGTTTGAATACTAGTGATTTATCTAACGCTGGAATGGAAAACGCTTTTAATACAGCTGAAGTTACATTCAACACTGGTAGCAAATTAGTTAAAGAAATAGATTTACTTTTTAAATATGCTAATCAACCAGGAGTTTATGTAATTGAAAAGTTTAATAAAGGCATATTAGGGTGGTCTAACAATATAAATAGAACAGAAGTTTTTCGACACAACCAAATATATACCGCTCTTAGTGATAACCAACTAACTAGATTATTTGACAACGTGCCAAGAACCGCAAAGTCTCAAACCATCATGGCAAACAGGCTTATGTATGGAAACTATGTGGATGGGTACAATGTTAACAATCAATTAAACTACACGGTATCTCAACAATCCGAGGTAATTAATTTACAAGAATTTACAGGTGTTTTGTCTACCGGAACATATACTTTTGATATAACTAAAAACATAAATGATTCGGTTGCTACTTTTGATTTTTCCAACATAGACAACGCGGCTTCATTAAAACAAGATTCACAAATAGGTTTTCAGTTCAACTTTCAATCAACTGATTTTGATGCGCCAGGTGGTGGCGCTGCTCCCGGAACTCCTAATCAAGCTACAACATCAATTACTTTTACTATCACATTAAATCAAGATTATAATAGTATATATGATTTATTTAGTGGATCTTTTTTAATTCAACAAATAGGCCCAGGAATATCAGGTCCTTTTAATACCAATAATCCATGTAATGGCGCAACACTTACAGACATTCTAAATTGTGCTATCACTGATCAAGCACCGAATATACACACATATTCAGGTATAGATGGTAGAGATGAACCCATTAGAATTGCTACAAATCCCGGTAGTTCATCAGTTAGCCTGCAATTAGTTGCCGCAGAATTTGATGATCCTGCTGTAGCTCCAAATCCAGATATGTTTGGTTATTATAAATTTACCGCAGCTCAAGCCGATTACTCTTCTAACGGAAACAGAAAAAGTTTACATAGTAACAGGAACTATGATGTTGGTATTGTGTATATGGATGAGTACTTAAGAAGCACCACGGCGTTAACCTCTAGAAGTAATACAATATATATACCACCAGTAAGTTCAGTTACAGCAAATAGCTTACGTATAAATATACCGAGCACCATGACACCACCCACCTGGGCTAGTAAATATAAATTCGTAGTTAAAAGAGCTGAAGACACTTATGAAACAATATATTCTGTTATTGCATTTGATGACGATTCTACTAATTCTGTTTGGATCAGACTAGAAGGTGACAATCAGGTAAAAGCTAAAGAGGGTGATTTCTTAATTGTTAAAGCTGATATTAGCGGCCCACTTAATACAGTGGTAAAAACCAAAGTATTAGCCATTGAATCAAAGGCAAACAACTTTTTAACCCCCGAAGCATCTCAGGGGATTGGAACTAATTCTGCATTTATTTCAGAACCCGCTGGATTATATATGAATTTAAAACCACAAGGTTTTACTATTACAGATAATACAAATGGATTTTTTGATAGCGGTCAAGAAGGAGGAAGAAGTGGTAAACGAGGAGGCCCTGCAGCGGTAGCCGGAGTCCCTTGCTTTAGAGAGGTGGTAAATTCAAGCGGTGCTACTGAAGTAGAAAACATAGCTATACCGGAGGGTTCGCTTGTAAACTTTGCAATAAGATTTAACAGAAATTCAAGTGATGGAGGGTTTTTAGTTGGTAGTTCAGATCAAAAAACTTATGACTATAACAGAACTGTAGTGGCTTCTCAGGATTATAATTCTTTATTTGAATTTGTAAATGGAGAGGGTATAGATTTTACAGAAGG